CCTGCACTTGTGGCAATGTTAATTGTGTTGGTTGCTGAACTCAATTCACCATTTGCGTATTTTACTCTTGTATCAAGACGATATGTTGCATTTGGTAACAGTGGTCCTAAACGGAATTCATATTCTTGTTCTGCCCCTGGATTTGTTGCTTCAACATGACGTTGATATCTTGCTGTTGCTGTGGTACGTTTGTAATAGATAATCAGTTCTTTAAAGTCTGGATTCTTAATCATCAAACCTGTGATGTTTGCATACACAAGGTTACCTTCACTTTCAAAACGTATTTTTGAAAATGTTACAAACTCATTTAGATCAAATACTATTTCAGGAGGTTCTGGTGCAACAGGAGGTTCTGGATCTGGTGTTGAAGGTGGAGTTGGTCCTGGATCTACAGGATCTTCTGGTATAACAGGATCTTCTACAGGATCTTCTGGCACAGGTTCAACAGCGTCTATAGTTAGAACGTTGTTTTGTCTTACACTCAAACTGCCATTGTCAGCATTGTTTGTAATCTTAATATCATATGGTTGGTTAGCATCAGTCATACCTGATATTGTTTGTATCACAACGCTGTTGTCACTGATTCTTGTTGTTACACCTGGTGTAATTTCTGTACCATCATCTCCAATAAACACCGCTGTAAGACCTGTAAACAATCTATTACCTGATATAGTAATATCATGTGTACCAGCGCCTGATACTGTTGTAGGTGATGTTGAAAATATTTGTGGTGGACGGTGAACAATAGGAACAGGACTACTTCCTGGTGGTACAAGTCCAATTGGTTGTCCGCCAACAATTTCTGGATAAAATATACGTCCACCTTTTGGTATGTATGGTGGTAACACAATGTCTTCTTCACCAACTCTTGTGTGTGGATATAAACTGTCATCATTTCTTACACAACCTAAGTCCACAGTCATGTCATTGTTGATTTTCATTGATATAACACGGAATGGTGTTGTTGAAAAATTCAACATTGTTGATTGTATGCGTATGTTGTCGCCTACTTCTAATTCAAGTGCTTGTGAACTTGCTGTAAATGAAACTGATTCTTGGAATCTACTTTTGTTAAACAATAGTCTTGCCATGTCTTTGGCAATAGCATAGTTTGTGATAGTAGGAAATGTTGCTGTTAGTTTGTTTTCTCTACCACCGTCTTTGTCAATGTAAGTTTGACGTTCAGCAAGTGTTTCAGGATAGATAACACTTTCTACTGAGTATGCTTTGTCTGGATTCACATAGTTTATTTCTACAACGTTGTATTTTGCACTTCTTTCAATTGCTTGGTATGTAACTGCACCTTGTATGTTGTCTGAGTTGAATGTTTGTACAATAGTTGCAACACCACTTGTTATGTCTGTGGCGTTACCTGCGTCTTCAACTTTTAATTTGTATTTGCCTTGACTGTATGGCAAATAACTTCTACAACCCATAAGCAACATTTTAACGTTAGCAAAGAGGCTTTGTTGCGTGTCTAAGACGGTGTTTGTTGTTATAATAGGACCTGTTGCTGTACCAGTTGTGTATGTAACATTTGTATTGTATTTGTTTTTTGCTACTAAGAAACTGTCAAAGTCAATGTCTGTGTTTTTAAGACCTTTACCATAACGTGGATTACGTAGGTAGTCTAATAATACTTCTGCAGGGTTTGTTGAATATAATTCTGTTTCACTATCATATGCTGTTGAGCCACTTGAACTTGATATACTTGCTACCTTGCGTCCTAATAGTGTTGTTTTGATAGCAGGTATTGATCCACTAAATGGATTTGCATCTGCTTGTTCTTGTGTTTCAATTTTCTTCCATTCGTATCTAACAAATAGTGTTGCCACACCATTATAGACCATTGAACTTTTCCAACTTGGTGCGTCACTACAAGGATTCCAATCGCCACCTACTGTGTTGTTTGTTGTTGGATCTGCAAAATATCTACCATGTGAAAAACGCATAACAATTCTGTCTTTGAATTTGCCTTCATCAACTGTTACTGTTTGTCCATTGTTTAGTAGGGGTATGTATTTGGACGCTAATTGGTTATCATCAATAAACAAGTCAAACAATCCTTCAACAGTTCCTTCTGATAGTGCGTATGCTACCCAAAGATATCTGTTGTCTTGTGCACCTGTTTCTGCAAATGTAATTGCACCACCTACACGTCTAAGGCCATATACCACAGGTATGTTTACAGTACTACCATTCCTTGTAATAAGGACACCTTGTTGGCGTTCTGCTTCTGCACCTGCATCTGGCATATCTGGCATTCCGCCAAACAGTCCCATAAAAGGCTGTGTAATAAAACTAACAACACTTGAAACAACATTGACAACGGCTTTGACAACACCTACTACGGCTTTGACAATCCCTTTGACAACCTTCTTTATTGTTTTTACTACACCACTCATGATTCAATATCCTTGTACATCCATAGGGCTTCTTTGAATCCTACGCTTTCATATAATTTACGACTGCGTTCAACATCAATGCCTATGTCGCCTGCTGTTATTTTTTTACAATCAAATATTGCACCCCACTCTTCAACGTGGCTAATCAATTGTTTGAATGTTGAAATGTTGCGATGTTCTTTCAACACATAGATCAAATCAATATGTGCGTATACAATATTTTCATTCCATTGCGGAGTTGTCATTGTACCACTTACAAAGCCTACTGGTCTTGTGCCTTCAAATGCGTTGAACCAAAAGAAACTGTCTTGTGCTGTTCTGCCTCTGATTAAATTTATTGCACTATCATTGTCAAACTGTTCACCAATCTCTGGTAGTAGTTCACTTGCTTCAGTGGCATAATATTTGCATAGGTTGATTGTTACATCTATTTCTTCTGGTCTTATTTTTCTTACGATCATTCTGTACGTCCCCATAAAAATTCTTGGTTGCCCACAAAACCTGCTTTTTCAAATGCTGAATCATATTGTACTCCTTGGAATAACCAATTGCTCCAATCATTTGTTCTACGCCCTGCACTTCTTTCAAAGTCTGCAAAATGACTACTTGCTTCAACTGATATTGAACAAGAACTTGCTGACTCTTGTATACTTACATTGTACACTTCACCATCAAACATATTAATGGCCGCAACACCGCCTGCACTATCTGTTCCAATAATTTGTAGAGTGTTTATATCTAAGAAACATTTGTAAACAACAACCCTTTTGCCTTCTGGTTCTTTGCCTACAAATTTGTCAATGTATCCGCTTGGTAAGCCTGACAAGTTGATTGAAAACTTGCCTACCTTAACATCAAAGTCTTCGTTGATTGCACTATGGCCTAAGAATTCGCCTTGTGCTGAATATGTATTTGTTCCTGCGTTAGGAGCCGTGTCTGAATCAAAGTCAATGTTGATACCACCACTTGCAAGATACAATGGTGCATCATTGCCTGCGGCATCCTTTAGATGTATTTCAATAAGGTCACACGCAATAGTATGATCTCTGTAATACTCATCCTTTAGATATTCTTCTCCTGCAAAACTTTTCATCTACCAGGTCTCTCTCATATCCACAGTTATGTTGGTTAATCCTCCAGTGCCTACATCAAACTTCTGCACATCATTTACAAGAATTGCTGTAAATGGTACTGCTGTTAGTGTAAGGTCAGTGTCGTTGCCTACACTTGCTACCAAACTACCTGCAAATAAAAGAGTTGCATTGCCACTGCCATCTGATGTGCAAGTTGCTACCGCTTGGTATACTTTAGAATGATTATCAAACTTAAAATAATCACCTACGTATAAAACTTCTTTGTTTGCACCACAGTTGTCTAACACAACACTCTTTGCCCCAGCCGCATAACTTGTGGTTGTTGCAGGTGTAGTGCTTGGTGGATTAGTTGATTTTGAATAACTTACTTTTGGCAATACAATTTCAAAACTTAATAAACTGCCATATGTTTGTGCAAGAAAACCTTCTACAAGTCCAGCGTCTCTTTCGCTTACTGTAGGATATTTTACTTGCCAACTGTAAAATGTATGCCCTTGTCCAACACGTCTTGTTTTACCTGAAAATGTTTCAGTTGCCAATGTTGGTGTGTTTGTTGAAATACTCACCTGATTGAAACTTGGTGATGTTGGATATTGACTTGCTATATCAGCCATTAGAACCTACTCCTTTGTCCGCTCTCTAACATAGCATCTGATATCACTTGTTGTATAACACCTCTTCTGCTTACTAACAATTCATCAAATCCTTGTGTGTCTACGGCTTGTATGTTAAAGTTGATGTTTACTTCTTTGCCACCTAAACTATCCATTCTATCTATTCTACCACTACCGTTAGGTGTAAAAATCTCTGGACCAGTTTCACCAACTAAGAATGATTTACCTTCTTGTACAGGTCCACCTAATTGTCTACCTGTGTAAGTTTGTGATTTGATAGCACTAACCTGTGCCATACCTGCCGCTACTGCCGCCGCAACATATAAGAATGATATTGGAGGTCCAGGAGGAAATGCAAGTGCCTTGGTTGCCGCACTATAAGTTGAAATCAATGCTTGTGCAATTTGTAGTTTCTTATAGGCTTCAAATGCTTGTTTGTTTTGTCCTGCCATTGATCCTAAAATGTTACCAAACGCACTCAGTGTTCCTTGTGCCGCTCTGATACCACCTTGTTGCATCATTTCTACATTGGCCATTTGTTCTATCACAGCATTTGTTACTTCTGAACTTGTAACACCAGCAAGTTCTAATTGTGCTCTTGCTTGGTCCTGTTTGATAGACAACATTTTCTTGCCATGCTCTTGTTCTAATCTTTGTAGTGTTCTTTGGTATTCCTTTTCATCAAGAATATTTCTTTCTCTTAATTGTTCAATACCAGCAAGTGCATCAGCATAACTTTTTCTTTGTTCTTCTGCAGGATTCAATCTTGTAACTGCACTCATACCTGCTTGTGCTTGTTCTAATTGTGTGCTTTGTTTACGGAATGCCAAAAACTCTTTTTCAAGTGCCATTTGTTCACGTTTCTTAACCATTCCTAATTCTTGTTGTAGTATTAGGTTTCTGTGTGCTTTTGCTTCTTCGTCTGTTACGTTGGCATTTGTTGCTCTAAATTTAATTTCTGACTGTAGTGCTTTGATGTGTGCTTGTCTAACTTGTTCTGTTTCAGTTAGTAGACTCATTTCTAAATCCAAAGCCGCTTCAGTGTTAGCAATAGCCTCTTGTTCTTTTTTAGTGTAATCAATCAGTGCTTGTGTTCTTGCTTCAGTTGCCGCTTTTTGCGCCTCTTCTGCTTTTATTTTGTTGACAAGAGCCGCTTCACTGGCACTCAACATTTTGGTTTCTTTCAACCCTGCTTGAATGCTTTCTTCTACTCTTTGATTTAGGCCTTTTTTGTATTCTGTAAAGTCAACTATGATATTGCCAAACTTGTCATAAATTTCCTTGCCTTTGCTTGCCGCCGCTGTAAGATCGTCCATGTTAGGAACCACTTCCATAACAGTTTCACCTAAGCCTGCAATTTCTTCAATTAAGCCATCAAATTTTTCTTTAGTGTTAGCCGCAAATTCATCTACACCACTTGTTAATTGTGTACCAAATACCCAGTCCCATGCTTTGGCTAATCCATACGCCGCACCTGCCACAGCACCTGTTATCAATACCACTTTACTAAATGCCACACTAAGAGCAACCAATGCCCCTCTTATAAGTGTGCCAACTACAAATTTTGCAAGACCTGTAAATGCTCTAAGCAATCCAATCACAGCAGGAACTACTGTTGCAATTAACATTGATCCTAATCCAAAGAAGAACTTGATAATTGGTATAGCAATCAAGGCTCCCATTGCATATACAACAAGGTCTAAGTTGTTTAGTAAGAATATAAAAGCATCACCTGCCGCTAATGTAGCCACAGTCAATCCTCTTGATATCTGTTGCATCAATTCGTCGTTGTTTGTAATAAATTCTGTAATTTTATCAACAGTACTGGCCAATGCCATTCCAAAGCCACCTTCACCAAGTGCCGCACTTGCTTCAAATATTGCACCACGGAAGTTTGACATTGCCAATGTTAATGGTCCAACTGTAACTGAACCAAATCGTCCGCCTTCCATACCAAGTGCCTTAAGTTGTTCTACAAGGGCACTGGCTGATTTTGCTACTGCTACTTGGTCTTCACCAATTTTTGCTGTAAAGGTACCATTTTCATTTCTTACTTTGATACCAAATTCTTTTAGACGTTCAAACTCACCTGTAAGTGCGTCTGCTACTGCTTCACCTAACTGTGTAATTGATTTACTGTTAGCCGCCGCAATGTTTGAGAACGCTTTCATTGATTCATTTGATGTATCTAAACCAAAACGTTGGAAGATAACAAATGCTTCTGTAAGTTGGTTAACGTCTTGTGGTAAACTTCTTGCTAATTTTGATAGTCTATCTATTTCAGCGTTGGCTAATTCTTGTGAACCAAGATAGGTAGTCAACTGTGTTCTGAAACCTTCCATTGCTGTTGTGGCACCTACGATACCACCAATGGCTCTACTTGTACCAAACGCAACCAGAGCCGCTCCTGCGGCTCTTAATGCTGTAGTAACTCTACCACCAGTTGCTTCAATGCCTTGTAAGGCTCTGCGACTTTGTTTAGAATTACGTTCTACTCTTTTAAGACCGCGATTGACTCCACCCAGAGCACGATCAAGTTGGCGTGTATCACCTCTAAAACGTACTGTTACATCACTCATTCTTTATCTCCTTGCCTTGGCTTTGCTCATCGCTTTGCGTTCTTGTTCTGCTTCATGTTTATAAAATGCAACCCATCCTACAAACTCCGCTGAAGTCATTTGCATAACCTCGTTAACTGTGCGACCCAAATCTTTTGCCAACCTGTACATAAACATAAGGTCAGGATCGCTTCTTAGTTTTTTTCAACAATCTCCAAATTGCTGTCTAAACTCTGATTCATTTCACCACACACTCTGATAACAACACTTGGGTCAACTTCATTCATAAAAGTTGCTTTGTCATGTATTGTAAACATCTTAGAACCATCTTCTTTTCTTGCCTTAGTAATAAGTGTTTCAACCAATGCTTCTACAGTCTTGCCTTGTTGTGCAAGATTAAGAAGTCTTGATTCTTCCGTGAGTGTATTTGAAGATTTGAAATAAATCTTAGCATCACCCCATTCTGGGACAGTGATGTGTGTCATATCTCCGCTAATTTTTGTTCTAAAATGTGCGGTTGCTGTATCTAATACAGACTTTTGTTTTTTAGTTTCTTGTGTCATATTTTCTGAACTCTCCGTTTAGCACGCCTTGAAGCCACCCTCGTAATACCTTTTGGCGCTTGTTTTGAATAGCCCTCTTCTAATCTACCTATGTAAGGTACATTGTTTGAAACGTCAAAGTCTTGGCGATTAACTTTTTTAGTCCAGTTTCTTCTTGCTCTACCTGATTTAATAGGTGTTGCTTTCTTTGCCTCTTCCAAATAGATAGAAGCAACCTGTGATACTTTATCAGTAACACTTGTTCCAAGAAACCTTATAGTTTCGTTAATGCCAAGAACTTCAACTTTCATTCGTTTACGTTTCTTACGTGTTAGTGTAAGTTACGCCACCACTACCTTGGAAACTGATAGATGCTTCTACCATGCCGTCCATAGATGAATTAAGTGTGAACCCTGTGATGATGATGTCGCCTGCGAATTTAGTTGCCGCATGGTTAGTTTCATCTGGGAATAACTCAATTGCATAAGGTGAGTGTCCAACAGTTTCAAGCGTTGGATTCAAACCTGATAGGTTAGTTGAACTGTCTGCTGTTGGGAAAACATCTCCATCGTAGTAAATTTCAGCGGTACCTGAAAAAGAACTTAATCCTTTTAGGTATGTTCTGCTGTCATTACCCATTGTAGTGCTTTCAATTGTGTCTGATGTAATTTCAAGTGAAAATGAACGAACACTGGCAATACTTGTTAGCGTGCCTGCCGCATCATCAATCTTAACTACACCGTTGTTTCCAGTAATAATACTTGCTAAAGCCATTATTTTTCTCCTTTGTTGCTGGTTTCATTAAAAGACGCTTTTTTGTCCGTGGGCGTCACATCCACTTGTTCACTGACATCTTTTTTCACATCAGTAAATTCCTTTTTAGGTGGTTTTACAGTTGCCTTTACTTCTACGTGGGCATCTAAAAATTTAGTCCAACCTTCTTTTTCATACATTTCAACTAAAGAATGATCCTTGACCTCTTTAATTGAATTGTTTTTCTTCATTTTGATCATAGTTTTCTCCTTTATGCTGATCCTCTTTGGAAGTAATAAGTAACCTCAAAGTTGATTACAAATTCAGCCAGAGGAGCCAACCGTTCTATTACTTCTACGCTTGTGACCATTGAATTTTGTACTTGTCCAGACGTTTTACCTCTGTATCTGTCTGAATCTAACTGTTCTTCAATTGCCTCAATTAGTTGATTTCTTTTGTTATCTAACTCAGTGCCTCGTTGAAAGCCTCTAAGTTGAAATAAGATAGTACCACGACGAACACCACCAGTGCCCATTGTTTCTGTGTCACGTTCTTCTGAACCTGACTGTACTAATATTGCGGGGAATTGTGTTATTGCTAATTTTTCAACATCAAATGGTTCTCTTGTGACCAACACAGGACGTGGGTCAGCAATGTCTTTAAGAACTTCTACTATGTTGTCTGCAATTTGATTGCGTAAACTCATTTGCTATCTACCTTTTTAGGCGAAGATGATGAGTTGCTACTTTTTCATTGTCTGATATTGTATTATCATTATTCAAGTCATACTCTACACCGTCTCTTAGTACTAAATCCATTTCACGTTCATACTCTGCTCTGTAGTGTTCCATCTTTCTTTCAAAGACGTCTACGTCAGGTTCAAATCGTGATAGTTTTGGATAAATGTGATACCCCAATGCTTGATAGACACAGGCACGGGTCAATTGACTTGGTGTGAATAACTCTTCGTCTGGCTCTTGATTACCACCAGCCACGTGCTTTACATCGTAAAGTCCAATTTGCTGTGTGGGCCACCAACGAATGCGTAAATCTCTAAAAACATCTGATTGTGCTTTTACGATTTCGCCGTCAAAGTCTGAAATACCGTAATTTTCAATGTCTGGCTCAAATGCCGCGACATCAGTGATTGTTGCTAATATAGCCATAGGGTCCTGCTCCTAACATTATTGGTGAAGTCCTTCTTCATCCATTTGTATTTATTCGTATAAAAGAATAGGGCGCCAAAACGCCCTATTCTAAGTCAGTTAAGATTGATTAGGCAATCTGTGCGTCTGCTACTAAGCCAACTCCATAAGAGTCAAATAGTTCACTTACGCCGTAAGCCATAGAACCAACAATTTCTAAACTACGTTTAGAAGCGTTACGCTCTGTTTCAATACGCATATTGCGTTTAACCATGTAACCTAATGCATCTTGTGACATTACTGCACCAACATATGCACCAGCACTTGCGCCTGATACTACGTTAGATTCAAAAATGTCTACGCCTGCAATTTTACCTAAGAAGCCATCTCTTAACGCATTGTTACCAGTGTCACTTAGTGAGTGAGACATAGTTGCACCTACGTTTGTTAATTGCTTTTTAAGTTGGTATGCTTGGAATGGGTGTAGTAAACACACATAGCCACCATTTTGGTCTGCATTATTAGTTCTTAGTGTTGCCGCCGCTTGAAAGATCATGTCTGCTGTGATTTCTGAGTCACCTGTTCCAAGTGATGTTGAAAATCCAGAGAATAGAGCCGCTAAGTCAGTGTCAACTTTTTCAGCCATTGCTGAACCTAATTGACGACCAATTGCCGCCGCTACATCGTCAGTTGCACCTTCAGCCGCTAAGTCAGTTAATTCAACCATTACACCTACTTCACTTGCTGTGATAGTTTTAGATGTTGTGTTGAATGCTGTGTTGGCTAAGTCAGTGCCGTCTGCTACAGCCGCCGCCGCAACTGATGGGTAAATTGGAACCTGTGCTGTTAAGCCTGGAGTTCCGCTCATGTCGTAATTACGAACAAGAGGTCTAATGATAGTCTTCTCGTTCATTGTGTACAATGCTGATTGTACTATATTTGCGTACAGTTCTGATAGAACTGAACCTGTTGCTTCATCTGCCATGTTATATCTCCTTTAGATTGATAGCATTTATGTTATACTCTAATCCCTTTGCCTTTCATGATTTCCGCATATTGGGCTCTGTGATTAGGGTTTGTCATATCCAACTTGGATATGTCGTTGTCTACCACTGGAGTTTGCTTACCTACGCCTTGTCCTGTACCAGAACCACTTGGGCCTGCTTGTACAAAGTGTGGATTCGCACTAAGGAACTCTTTGATTAGTGAGTTAGGTGAAATGGGCGAACCATTATCATCATAACGCACTTGACCGTTTTGATCTACTACATCTACTCCACCTGCGTCATTTAGTTTGACTTGGTTTTTCAATAGGCTTACTACTTGTTGAGGGTTGATTGCTTTTTGCGTACTTGCCTCATTTAGTAGAGCACCGTCTACCTTGATAGTATGAAGTTCTGATTGGTATTGACTTAACTTGCCGTTAAACTTTTCAGCCTGTTCTTTCAACAACTTCTCATACTCACCACGCTTTTCAAGTTCTTGTTGAGTGCGTGACTCTTCTGCTTCTACCAAAGTCTTGTAGTGATCTAAATCAACGTTTGAGAATTTCTTTTCAAACTTTGCTTTTTCTCGTGCTACCCTTTCTGCTACAATACGATTTACTTCGTCTTGTGATAAAAGGTTTTCCTTAGTTTCCTGTGTTGCTACCTGTTGTTCTGTAGGAGTAACAGTTGACTCCGTTTCATTTACCGCTGTATCTTGCGTCATATTATTTCCTCTTTCTATTTGGTTGAGTTACCACCTGCCCTTTGACAGTACTGTTTGTATTTAGTATTTTTGTATCAAAACCTACTATTTACGGCGCATACCGCCTCTTGTAGATTTCTTTTTCTTATCTTTTTTCTTTTTGCCGCCTCTTGATTTAGCCATGTTAGTCTCCTTCTTCTATGTTATCCCAACTTGGGTGTTGATGCCAGCCACACTCTTTCATACCTTCAAGTATTTCAGCCCTGCGTGTACGGCACAAATGATACAGTTCTAAGAGGTTTTTCCTTGCTCTTCGTCCTGCTGTTTTGTTACTTTTTGTTTCAAACTGATGAAGATTTTCGTTATACTCTGCCAACAACTCTCTAAAACGTTCTTCATTGCCCTCAATGTAGTATGGAACATCTGCAACATATCTATTCGCCATTACCAAACAACGCACTTAGTTCTGGATGGAGGGCAAGTATCTGCTCGTCTGTATAACCCTGACTATACATCTCACGCAGATGACTTACCATCTCACCCCCTGATGTTAAGGTACCATGTACCATCTCACCTGGTGCCATAGCCCCCACGCTCTGCTCCGTATATTCTTCTTCAAAGATTGTTTCGTAAATTTTAGCATCAATGTCTTTTAACATACCTGGTGCTGTAACGTTTGCTTCTTTGGCCAACTTCAACATATTGATATCGTTAAACTTGTCTTGTATTGAGAATGAACGTGAATACTCTACATAACCATCCCATACTTGACCTTGGTACATTGCCCACATACGCCAAATCTGTTCTTCAGCGTGTTCTAAGTTCATTGCAAAGTCTGCCAATTTAGCATTTAACATTTGAAATTCTGTTTGTAATCCAATGCCTGACAAACGTCTTGATTCAATAGAACGTATACCGCCTAAACAAGCCATTCTATCAATTGAGTCTACTTTGCGTTGCATAGAACTTAGTACTGCTTCAATTGAAGCACCATCTGGTTGTAATAGATAAGGTTTAAGACCTGGGTCCATTCCTTGTGGTAGTTGTACAATTGATCCTGCTCCTGCACTTGCTTCTGTGTCAACAGTTTTTACAAGTGTTGGGTGATTTGTTAATCTAACAATCTGTTCAATCTCACTTGAGAATTCATACAGTTCTTTTTGTACATCTGCAATGTCTCCTACAGCACTAACACCAACGCCTCTGATGTTGCCACGTTGTGCATATACACACACCGCAGGTATTCTACCTAATGTGTTTGGCAATGTTTCAAACAGATCACCGTCTTTGTCATCACCATCTATAACATACACATTTATTTGGTCTGGTGTATATTCTCTAATGTATTGCTTAGAACCAACTACTTCTTCTTTGACTTTCAAATAGTTCAAAGTATAAGCACCATTTGTTTGACGTGAATACTCCCAATCAAGGACATTATCTGGTGTAAAGATACTCACGTATGGTCTTAGACCTTGTTCTAATTCTTCTGCTCTTGTTGTAACTTGTGTTGTTGGTTTATCAACTACTACCCAAGCATTTCCATATACCATTGTAAGACTGCTTAGGTCTCTAATAAAAGCATCAAAACTTCTACCGTCTAAGTCTGCGTCTTGCATAAATGCGTTCAATGGAGCACCTTGTAAACTGCCCATGTCACGTTTTATTGGTCTACGAAATAAGAAACTGTTGTAAATTCCTACAACACTTTTTGTATGATTGTCTACTGCTAACATACGTAGACGTTTTTCGTAGTCCTCTCTACTTTCGTAGTAGTAAGGTTCTAAATATTTTCCTGCAAAATAATCGTAGCCACCTTGGTACGAATCTCCTAAGAACTGCCATCTATTCAAATAATATTTGTAAGCACTATGCGCCTCTAATATCATATCAATGTTGTTACGGCTGTCCCCTTTAATTACTCTATCTCTTATATAGGGCATTATGTCCATCTCCTTGATTGATTGTTGTTACCAGTAAATGCCCAACGTTGTGGTGTAGTTGTGTCAAAGTCTGTGCGTAGTGGGTATAGGAAGTCTACCAAATATCCAACTGCGTCAGCCATATGATCCAATTCTCCATCCTTTTCAATTACGGATGTACCTGGTTTGTAAACCATTTTTTCTAAACTGCTTATGATCTGTTTACATTTTGGATCAATAAACAATGTTCTTGTTTCTTGTGTGTTCTTTAATTTAGCATTCACACTATTAACACGGTCTCTAATTGGCGTGTGGGCATTACGCACTTGTACTTGAAACCCTGCATTTTGTAGTATTGAAATATCTGTTCTACCACCAGCACTTGTTTTTCTTTGTCTACCTGCTGGGTCTGGATACATTACAATCCTTGACTTTGGATATCTACGTTTGATTTCATCACAAACTTCATCTGTGTTTGATCCACGCATACATATTTCATCTATAAAATTTATTGTGTTGCCTTCTATTACACTTATTGACACACTCATTGGATCAACGTTAAAGTCAATGCCACAATGAATTTCTCTTGTGTCTTGTCCACTACAAGCCCTCACTGTTTCATCTCTATCAAAGTTGTAGTAGACCACACCTGAATATGTAGTAAATGATGCCAAGTACTCTTGTTCAAATGTTCTTTGATCCATATCACGTTTAGCCGCTTCAATTTCCGTTTCAGGAACTTGCCCTCCGTCTATAGTGCGATATGTAAATGAATTCCAATCTTCTGTGTCTTTAGCCATTGAATACATCTCATGACTAAATGATCCTACACCTCTTGGTGTGCCTAAGAACAATGCGTGACCGTTCTTGTCTGATAGTGTAGGTCTTAAAATTTCTGTCCAGGCTCTTGGATCTGTATCTTGGAACTCGTCCATGACAAGAAAGTTCAAACCAACACCACGTAAACTGTCAGGTGAGTCTGCGCCTTTCAAACATATTTTAGATCCGTTTTTTAATCTCATTGTTAGTTCTGCTTCGTTTGTTTGTTCTACCCAACGTAGGTCTTTGAGCCTACCTTTGAGTTGATCCCAAACAATACCTTTGGCCATTCTATAACTTGGAGCAACATACCAAACCAATTGGTTATTGTGTGATGACGCAAACCTGGCCAATTCTCTCATTGCCACGTGTGTCTTGCCAAAACGTCTGCCAGTGACCGCTACTCTAAAACGAGCGTCACTTGAGCAAATGTCTTTTTGTGCGTCACTTAATGCCATTAAATTGTTATCCCCTGTGGAGCACCAGTTCTTCCATATGGATTACCTCTTGCTCTACCTTTGGCAACCTTGTCTGCCATATTATCTGCATCAGTTCCTAAAAACAAATGCTCTGGATTACAACAAGCAGGATTATCACAAGTGTGACATACTAACATACCTTTTGGAATATTTCCAAATGTTTCTGTATATGCCAAACGATGTGTTCTCCAGTTTGTGCCGTTGTATTGATAAAAACGGTATCCGTCTCTATCTTCATAGGCAGGATATTCTAAACAACCATTGTCTTGTTGAACTGC